TTATTCTTCTTTATATAATATGCCTGTGTATTCCCATAATAATTTAGGACTTATATAAAAGTCATACTGCGTAGATTCTTTTTCCTGGTTCCATTTTGAATCTACGATTTTCTTTTTAAAAGCAACCCCTATTGGTAATATACCTCGTATGATTCCCTGTCGAATAAATTGTTGGTCTTTACCCATCAGTCTTGCTACTTCTTTTACAGGGACATTCTTACCAGAGAATTCTGGGTATTCGTGTATGTCTTGTTCCATTTTGAATTCACCTCCGTTCTGGAAGTAATATTAATGAATTTCTATGTAACCTATGTACGGAGTTTTAACCTAGGTAAAAATAAGAGGGCATGTTGTATGCACGCCCCCTGATAATCTACTGTTCAGTTGTATTATTATCCTTGTTGTACTTACTTGATGATATACCAAGCATCGTTCCCATCATTGCATCAAACGCACCCGCAATTGTAAGCACTGCATCTGTATACGGGATGTGACAAGTAGCACCAACAATACCATAAAAAGTAATAAGTGCTGGTAAACCAATCATTGCAATCCACTTAAGTACATCATAAGTTTTATTACTCATCTTCTTCATGATTTTTCCTCCTTACATTTGAGATGGAGTTCTTCTATCTCTTTATACATTTTTGTAGCCATACCGTTCCCTCCAAGATTGTGATAAGCATCATACATTTCGCAAAAGTTCGAATATGCATAAGATGGAATTTCACCCAACTTCATATATTTGTCATGATACTCTATCAACTGAACTCTTAGGAGCAGCATAGTGCCTTTGCTGTTGGCGTCCCTATCTTTTTTCTGACGCTGTAATAACCATACAATATATCCCATTAATGTCGGCATTGCTGTCGATAAGATAATTATGTATGTCTGAAACAAAACATTCTTCATTTATCATCCCTCTTTAATTTTCTATAATATCTTCAAGCATAAAATCCAATGCTGATATCTCTGCTGGGCTAAGAGCATCGTATCTTGAGTCCTCAAGCTTATCAAGTTCTTTAATATTAGCTTTGCAAATATCGATACTGGTTACGGTTCGATAATACTCAGCAATTTCTTTATTAAGACTTGGTAATGCTGCTTCGTTAATAACATAGCACTTATTCTCATCAATAATTGGAGTTCCGTCAGGATTCTTTTCAGCATAAGCCTCTGCCAACTTTATACGATTATCATCAATTAAGTTTGCTTCTTTTTCTAATACTGAAAGATTCTTCGAAATTGCGTATGACAACTTTATTGGGAGCTTTTTTGAAGATATTGCTACAAAAACCTTATACTTATCTCTTATTTCGCCTAATGTCAAATCCATTTTGAATTTCTCCTTATGCCTGCTGTATGTAGCTCATTACTGTAGCTTCAAATTCTGCTATATCTTTATCACATGATTCTTTATTCTTCAAATAAGTATCCTTGTCCTGAATAGTCTTATTCACTGAATAACTGATGCTGCCTGAGTTAATTGTTGCTGTGAGATAAACAACATCTGTTCTCATCTTTGTTTCTGCTCCAGCTACAGCTTTTTCGATGTAGCTTGTTCCTGATAATGTAATATCGCTTCTTGTTTCTAACATAATATTAATCTCCTTTTCTTTTTAAGTTACCGCCAAGCCGAATAAGCCTTGAACAGTGTATGTGAGTGTTTTGTTTCCTGTTTTTGTTGAGCCTGCTTGTAATAGCACTTTCTGATTATTAGCGTTCACGAACCAGTATACAAATGTTGCACCGGCATCTAATTCTACTGAATTTGAACTTTCACCATATCGATGAGTATTTGCTACAACACATGCTCCATTGACATAGATAGCACAATTAGTGGTTCCATAATCATCAGTGGTATCAGTCCAGACTCCAGCATTAAGTATAAATAATCCCGTACCGTTTATTGTCCATGCATAATTAAACGCTTGAATACTATTTGCTGATGTGGTTGCACGCTGATTTAACTTGTTATATCCGACTGGTATAGTCAATTGCGATGTTATTCTTGCACTGTTAGCATATATTCCAATATCATCAACTTCACTGTTACACCCTATGACAATAACACTTTCAGATGTCCCATTTCTTGCAAACTCTATTCCAGAGTTGGAATATGTAGCATTGTTAAATCGCCCAGTAGCAGTTAGCCCAAATGGCGATAATGACGACGTATACCAATTAGCATGAGTTGATATTTTACCAGTTTGATAATCGTCTGCTTCGATATTAATATTTCCACCTGTAACCGAAAGATTCTTACATGTCATGCTACCATCTTTAGTAATAGTAAGATTCGTACTACTTACACTGAATCTATTACCAGTAAGATTCAATCCACCTTTTGCCGTGATGTTGATAGTATCGGCAATGGCTTCTATCATAGACTTTAGGCGTCCAGTTTCATCTTCTTTTACGCATAATTTAAGGGTGGCGTTGGTATTGGATTCCAAATCGGCTAATTTTTCTTCTGTTTTTCCCAAGCTGTCAGAGACATCTGTGATATATTGATTAGTACTTTCCTTTACATTGTTTATAGTCGAATCAACATCCTCTGGTGCTGGAGAATAATCTGTAGCTTTTGTACCCTTTTCTATTTTCAGGCTATCTGTGTCTACATGTGCGAAGCTAAAACGCATATATGTAGCATTAGAAGGAACAACCAAAGAGCCTCTAACTCCTGTGGATTTATCTGCTACTCCGCTAATAAACTTTTTATTGCTGTCATAAAAACAAGTAGCCGGTGAATTTCCCAGGTTAGTCCATCCGCTTGCTATATAATCATTCCATTTTGACACATCAATGTAATCCGTTAAATCCCAGTAATTACCGCCGTCCATTATTTCGCCAGTGGCTGTTAAGTATTTGTTTTTGGTGGCAGTACTTTTTACAAATCTATTTACGCCACCAATCTGAATTCCATTAACTTTCAGCTCAATATCATCGCCACGGGTTTTTATAGCAGCATCAGTCTGAGCAGCTGTATAATAGTTACCCATAGCATCTTTTCTCTGATATGTCGTGGATACTGACTGTGTTATATCATTTTTTGTTTTAGTTATCTTGGAATCAGATTCTGTTTTAGTGTAATAACTTCCGAATTTAGAATTGACATTGTTTATAGCTGAATTAACATCTTCAGGTGCTGGTGTCCAGTCTGTAGCTTTATTTCCCGATTCAATCTTAATGTCCCAGAAGCTTGTAATTTTACTATAACCGTTGATTCTTATTTCACAATTCTGAGTAGCTGATGTATGAACAAATGTCCATGTATATCGTCCCGATGTTATACCATCTCCACAAAAAACTCTGTGAAAATCATCTCCTAATAAACCATGAATCCATATTGTTGCTTTACCAGTTCGATCGCCATGTTCTGTAGCCCATACGGAATCACTAACAGCTTGCAAAGTATATGTCTTACCATTTTCAAGATATACTCTTCCACCAATATATACATAGCCATCTGGTGCATTTGTACTTTTTGCTGGATTGGCTTTAGTCCAACCTGCAGAACCGGTTAACAAATTCCTTCCACCAACCTGTATTCCTTCTGGAGTAGAACCAATACTATATGAAGTGGATGTTGTATTATCAGTATATGTAATAATAGTTCGAGTCCACATATAAGGTAATGCTGATGTGGTTGTTGGTGGTGATGCTACCCATGTACCAGTTGGAACAGTCGTACCGTTTGCTGCTGCTTGGTATGTTATAGCGGTAGACTTAACACCTTTTCCTGTAGCTCCAGTATCGCCTTTTTCGCCCTTAAGGTCTTCCTGAGCTGGACACCAATCAGTAGCTTCCGTTCCTTTTTCAAGTTTCAATCCGGCAATTTGATATCTAATATTCGTAGTATTCGATTTATTAAGCTGTATATATGTATAAGAGACAACTGTATCATCAGGTATATCTGTAGCCGTTTGAAATCTTAGTTCAAAATAATGTGATTTACCATCGTTTAATATTGAATTTGCGGCTATTAATTCGTTAAATGGTGTTGAATAATTCCTGCCATCTATTGATAAAGAAATAAATACATGATTCTTGCCATTATAAAAATACAAATTATTACATGTCTTACTGATTACCGTAATATATCCACTAAGAATATATTGAGTAGATGGTTCGTAACAATCAGCAGAATCAATCTTAAACCCGGAATTAATATTATCGCCTTCACATATTACTTTTCCGCTCTTAACATATTCGCTCTTATCAATTTCAGCTGCCATTGCTTCTATATAATCATATTTAATCAAATTCCAATTAAAATTCTTTCCAGCTTCTCCAGTATCACCATAACTTCCAATTACGCAAGGTGCCGTCGTACTTGCTATTGTTCCGTCAGTATACTTAACAATCTCATAATTCCACAAATATTTTTTACTGGCAGATACAGATTGTACAGTGGTTGTCCAACCTGATGTGCTAGCAGTAACTCCTGTATTAGCATTTGTAGCCAGATAATAATTAATAACTGAACCTATACTTTTTCCATTTTGACCATTCGTACCAGGTATACCTTGATCACCTTTAGCGCCCATAGAGCTTATACCGTATGACGTGCTTATCGTATCGTCTGAATATGTGAACACTGTTCTTGTCCATAAATATTTTCCAACAGGTACTGATGGAATGTTTGGACTCCAAGTGCCAGTAGGAGCTTTTGTATTGCTATCCCCTACCTGATAAGTTACAGTTGTGTTTTTTATCGACTTAATATCATCAACTTTATTGTTAATATTATCGATTGCGTCTTTAACACTGGTTCCCGAACTAAACTCCATACTCTCGGCAGATATTGCAAGTTTGAAGCTACCGTCCGTATCATTATAATATTTAATATAATGATTACCGTCGCCGACAGCCATTTGACCGTCTTTTCCAAGATATATACCACGAACTCCGCTAGTCGCTGATTCTTTTCCTATAGAATGTATGGCGTTGTCATCTATTTTGAATCCGGCAATGGTTGCATCAAAAGCTACCAAATCTTTAACGTCTATTTTAGATGCTGTTACTGATTTGGCTCTGATTACTTGTCCGTTAATACTGTTATAATCAGTCTGTTCAGTCTCAGTGGTAATGCCATCTGTATTTAACTTATAATACAGTCCGTCCTCACCTTTTATGACAAGCTTATCTGCGACAACTGTATTACCCTCAATTAAATCACCTTTGATTGTGACACCGATTAACTCTCCAGTGATTGTCTGGTCACCAACTACTACATCCTTAATAAGACCTGACTGTGCATAAAAATGTTCCATTGCAGCCGTACCAATATTAGTAAAATCAATATTGGCGTATTTCAAATCTGCATCTTCAGAATTAAGTTTCTTGGTATTCAGTTCGTCTATGTCAGCTTTATGAGCATCAAGTTTTTCTGTTGTCGTATTCTTGAAGTTCGAAAAGTCACCGTTTAATGTACCAACAGTACCGGCTAACGCATCAAAAACTTTAGTCTTTGTATACTCAGACTCGACAACCGTAGCATCGATTTTATCACTCTTTATTGTTTTAATTTCTGCTTCAGCTGCTGTGACTTTTTCCTCAACTTCAAGCTGTTTGGTTTTTATTTCCTTAAATTCGCCTTCAGATGCAGATAATTTCTGCTTAATTGTAGCGTTATCTGATTCAAGGGTATCGATTCTGCCTACCTGAGCATCAAGTTCATCGGTATCAACTTTATTAGAGAGTACTGTGTTGAATTCTCCAATCTTCTCGCTGTTGGTTTTAACAGCATCAGTTCTAGCAGCTGGTGAACTAAGATTACCAGTAACAACTGCTTTGTGATTCCGGATTGTCACTGTTACTCTATCGCCATCTTCGGCGTCTGTAACGGTTTCAAACGGAGTTGCAATATTTGAACCGTCTAACACTACTGCCTTTGTGCCATCTGAATAAACTTTAACAGTACCATACACAGTATTGTCTGTGTTCTCCTTGGGATTGCCTGCATTAACCATTTTGGCAAATTGGTCTTTAAGATTTTCGCTTAATGGCATTACAACGCTCACCTCCATAAGTTTTTAGTATATTTGGCAGTCTCTTCAACTGGACAACCAGATTCACAAGTTATTGATTGCGATATAACTTTCGCTTTTACATCAGTCAATCCAGCAGCTTTGTAATTCAGTCTTACACAATCACCTAAACGAGTCTGGCAATAACCATGCGTATATGTGATTGTATATTCTACTGTAGATAGTGACTTTAAAAGCTTCTCGGCGTATTCATCAACTTGTGCATTTGTTGGGATACCTGCTAAGTTCAAATCAGTAACTCTATGTATAATTTCTCTTCCTCTATTAACCGTAGAAGTAGGGCTATTTACATCATCATTTACTACTCGTGAATAATGGTAATCATTATTATTTGAGTACACTATTTCGACAACATTAGGTATTCCATATATATCATGCTCCATTGTTATACTTGGTAACAATATCGAACTATTATCATCGTTATATGTTGTCACTGGCTGCAATGACTCTAATTCTTGGGTTGGGGGAAATATAATTCTCCCCATCTCATCCAATCCAAGTTCATAATCAGCATTTGCGGCCAAATCTTTGCAATATGTAAGCCAAGTATCACTGGTGTTTGCAACAAAATCTGAATATAACACTTTATCAGACTTCGACGGCACCACTGGAGCCCTACAATTATCCCTAGCCAGTCTGTATACTTCATCCATAGTATTTGATTTCTTTGGTGTGAAATATCCAAGAGCTGGAGGGTTTTCATTCAGCTCTATTAAAGGCGTATAAGCGTCTAATGTGACACTTTTTACCTTTCCATCAAACGAAGAAGAAGGGGTCTGGACAAGAAATGTTCCTAAAGGCTCTTTATAAGTAACTCCATTTTGAATTGCTATAAGATATACCCTTATATAACACTCTCCTACCAGACCCGTAATTTTAATTGATGCTGAACCCAACGTATCAGACTTTGAATCACGCTTAATTGTTGAACCAGGTTTGACCGTATCAAGTTTCTGTTTGTCTTTCCAAGTACCTGGATCAACAACGTAATACTCAAAGGTCTGTTCCATCGACTCATGCCAATCAATCATTACTTTTCTCCTTCTACTCTTGTAATTGTTAATGATACTGGTATAGTTAATTCAGTATGCTTTATATCATAACTTACTGTTACACTAGCCCAATATCCGCTTCCTGATGGTTCTCTAACATATACATCTCCCATCCATGTTGAGAGTCTTCTTATTGCATATAAAGTATCTTTATCATTCCTTGGTATCTCTACACTCCATGTTGATGTACTTCCTAACTGTGTTCCATAGTAAGATACTGGGTGCTTTCGACCAGCATATTCAACAAGAGATTTATCTGGAGCATTACTGTCACTAACATCAAGATTGTACTTTAGTAACAATAAAGAACCAGTCCATGGCGTTTGTTCCTGTGCGTCAACTGTAGCATTTTCAAGATTTCTCCATTTTTCATCCCATTGAATCACCGCAAAACGGCATCCTATTGGATATCCAGGAGCATCATAGTAACTAATAGTTCCCGTAGATTTTTCTGTTGCTACAATCCTATATCTTGCATAATCCAGACCTGGATGAGGGTCAGTAATATATGTATTTTTGTTATTTTCAATGTTTGAGATTATTTCAGTGAATGAACCATCGAATTCACGACGAAATACTGATATTATGACCTTATCTGTTTCTTTATTATTCATGTCAAGACAATAAGGTCTTAGATAAGCTGTGAAATTTTTCTTATTCACACTTATTGAGATATTAGGTTTGTACTTTATAGCATCCCATGCAACATTAAATGATAATGTTTTTTGTACAGACAAACCTGAATTCATTGATGCAACACATGTAATGGTGTAATGCATACCGTTTTTTATAGCTATGTTATATGCTGATATCTCAGCTTTCAAACTTGTAAATATATCGAAGTACTGCGAATATACATCATCTCCAGAATTGACAATCTTATCTTCTCCAACAGCATCAACTGTGGTATAAGATTCTTCGGCTGTTATAGTGAGATGATAGCCTATTGGTGACTGAGTTTTCGGTCCTGTAACTGCTGAAATATAAAACGGAAATGCTGATATTGTTTCTACAGAAACGCCTGATGCATTAGTGAGTCCAAGTTCTAATGTAGGTTGAGCATAAATATTTACCTGCCTCTGTACTGACCATGGTCCATATTCGTTTGTTGCTCCAGCCGTCTTAACTCGCCATTTTAATACTGTTCCTTCTGTATACTGAGAAGTATTTATAGAGAAAGAACTTGTTTTGTCTTTTTCTTCCTCATCTGTACTATTCTTTTGAGTATATGTTTTAACAGCTCCATTAACGTCAATCTCTATCTGAGCAAATGTTTGACTTGAATTGTCTTTTGCATTGTGTACCCAATATAAATTTAATGGCTCACCTACGATAGCTGTAGCTGTAGATGACCATGTTGTAGGAGCTGCTGGAGCAGAGCCTATTGTTAATGAAACAATATCACTCCACTCTGAATCTCCTTTACTATTCGTAGCAGCAACTCTGAAAAACCATTCTTTACCAGTGTCAAGTCCTATAACATGCGCTCTGTTAGTTGTTACCGATAACGAACTGGTTTGTGATGATGTATCAAAGTAATCACGGTTCGTAGCATATTCAATTTTATACCCCGTCGCTGTGGAAGATTTATCAAAATCTAATACAACTGATGTTTTACTATCAGCCGAAGCAACGACATTAGTAACTGGCGCAGGTATGGTTAATAGCTCGCTTGTAAATTCTGAATACTCCCCATATATCTTAGATGAGTAATAAAGATTGATGGCTCTACATCTAACTCGGTATTTTCCGCCAGCTATGACATTTGTAGACATAGAAGCCATACATAACTTTACATCAACAATTGTGCTATTAACTTTAACTAAATCATTGTACACCTCAAATTCTATCTGGTCCGTTCTTGGATCTGATATGTTTTCTATAGACGCTGTTAACTTTAATTTTTCAATCTCAGTTGTAGGCGTCGTTGGAGTTTCAGGAGGGTCCCCAGCCAATGAAAACTCTTCTTCATTTGCCTCACCTGTCCAATAGGATGTCTCATTATCGTTAACTGTATAAGTCTTTGATACTGGGGTAACCTTGACTTTAATTCTAAGCGCATTGCTAGGTGGTGACGAGTATACCGAATGAGTAGATGTTGGCGAATCAGATGAGCCTTCAAACCATATGTCGTCTCCGGTATCATAATACCATTGCACATCATAATTCTCTAATGTGTCAGTTATAGTTTCAGTAGATTCACCACTTCCACCACTCAAATCGTTAACATTAATCGGGCTTTGTATGTCATGGCCTCCACCCTGATTTTCACCAAGTACAGCTCTGTCTCCAGATACTTGAATAACCATCCATGTCTCGCTAAAACACCAATCAGCTATTTCTACTCCATTATACCAAGTTGCGCCATCGTTAATTGTGACCCAGTCACCTTCATTGACTCCACCACCAGTAGACTGTGATATGGAACTGTCAAAATCCCATGTAGCATAATATGCGCTACTGCCAGTCTGTCGTTTTATAGTCAAACCTGATACACTAGCCATATCATGACCTCCTATCTATTCTAGCTGCTCTTATTAATTCCTGTACAGCATCGGATACTGCACTTCCATCATCATATGTTATTCCACCAACGTTGTATGTTGGTTTAGAAAGACCATTTAAACTCTTATCAAGTTTGTTAATGGCTGAAATAACTTCGTCATTATTTCCATTTTGACGATTTCGATTCATCATTGTAGCAACGGTATTAAAGCCTCCAGAAATACCTATAGTACCTCCTATAGGCATCATAGCCGCTATTGCTCCAACGCCTGTCTGAACATCCGACAAATCCACGACAGGTCTTATAGTTGGTTGCATATCCATATCACCATTTATAAGTTCTGATATCTTGGATATGGCGTTGCTAACACCGTCAATGACCGTATTAGCCATATCGGAAGATGACATATTAACTAATCCAAGATTATTATTAATACCCTTAGCAAATCCAGCAGGAACATAACTAGCTAATTTTTCCATAACCCTAGATGGTGAATTGATATCTAATTCTCTTTTAGCTGCATCATATGCTGCCTTAGCCATTGTTCTAGCAGATGCTTCTACTCTGAACGTATTGACGTTTATACCAGAGACAAAACCACTAACCAAATATGCTCCGCTACTATTAATACTCTGATAGTATGAATTAATTGTTTCTATGGCTCTTTGTAAACTTGAATCAACCGCTGCTAAAAAGCTTTCTTCTTTCGATGAATAGCCTTCAACCAACGAGGTTAAGAATTTCTTTCCAAGATCATTGAATTCTGAAGAATATCCATCAAGTACATTCTTTATCGAACTCATATTAACTTTTGAAAATTCTTTAACAGCCTCATCGAAGGTTGCTATTCCAGATATATCAAAGTTATTTAAACTTTGTACAAAGTCTCGTAATTGTTTTGCAGCACTGATTGACGTGGTTACTGATGTTAAGTTTACAGACGCTATTTTCTCAGCATATGCCTGAATTGTTGTACCGATATCTGCGGTTTTACCAAACTTAGTTATCCCATTTTCATTTATTGATAATGAACTGTTTATTACACCGAGCAATGCTCTTGAAAATGTTAGAGACTTTTCTACACCTATAGCATCAACATTTGTGACCTTATCGGAATATTTAACGATTGCTTCACCGAACTGAACTAACTGTTTAGAGAATGCGCTCATGTCTTTATCGCCTGTAAACCACTGTACTACACCACCTGATGGGGCTATATTCTTTTGCATATCTGCAATTATTGCACCGGCATTTGCGGCTGCTGTTACTGCTCCTTCATCTATCTTTCCAGCCACTTTACTAGAAAAATTAACAATAGCATTTCCGAACTGAGTTAGCTGTGTTGAAAATTTACCCATATCTTTTTCACCGGTAAACCATTCTACAACGCCCCCAGATGGTGTAATGTCTTTCTGCATTTCAGCCATAATCTTTCCAGCGTTTGCTGCGGCTGTTATGGCTTCTTCATTCACTCCAACCGATACAGTGTCGGAGAAACGAACTATTGCTCTACCAAACTGAACTAATTGTGTTGAGAATTTACCCATATCATGCTCACCGGTAAACCACTGCACTACGCCACCTGTTTTAGTGACACTCTTCTCCATCTCAGCCATTATCTTTCCAGCGTTTGCTGCGGAATTAACTGCATCAATATCAATCTTTCCAGCCACCACATCAGAAAATTCTACCATTGCTTCGCCAAAAGGCTTTAACTGTTCGGCAAAATCTGATAATGATGTTCCTCCAGTCAACCAAGAGCTTATTCCATCTATTAAATCAGCGGCAGTAAGCATCAGTAATGTTTCTGATAATGCCTTAACACCTTCCATCATCTCACCAGTGAGCGATTTAGCACCATCTATAAATGGCTGAGCACTTACTATAAATGCTGAAAGCTCTTTTCCTAACTGAGAAAATGAATTCTTACCTTTCATAAATGTAGCCATGCCGGATATAAAATCAGCTGCTGTTAGCAATAATATAGCAGCTGTTAATGAACCAATATTCGCTATCATTGACACAGCATCTATACCGGTAATACCATCGAAAAATGGCTGAGCATTTTCCATAAATAATGCAAGGTTAGTTCCAATTTCAGGTAGTCCTGAAGAAACACCTGCACCAAATCCGCCAATAATACTACCAATGAAATTTCCAAGAGCATATCCAATATTTGCTAAGAACTCTCCTCCGGAATTAACTATATCTGATACTCCTGGTATCTTACTAAGACCGCCGAGAATTGCTAATGTGGCTGCAAATATTCCTATGAATGCAGCTAATCCAGCAGCGCCAGTTATAGCCGCACTGACTGGGACTTTACTTACTAAGAACATCACTCCAGCCATAACTGCCATCAATATCGCTAATTCTGCTGTCGCGACCATAGTTTTCTCTACCGGCAAACATGATATAGCAATGAGTAATCCACCAAGAAGCCCTATAACAACTGCCATAGCAATCAAAGACCCCATTGCTCCTTGTACTTTTGAAGCACAGAACTCAACCAATGCAAATAATCTGACTAGTACGCTCATACATGCTGTAGCCACTATTATCTTCTCCGGTTTGAGTATAGATAATATTGCCACTGCGGCAGCCATAACACCTATCGCAATTGCAGCACTCATTAAAGTTTTAGATGCATTCTCATCTACTTTACCAGCAATCGCTGCTACAGCTATTAATCCCTCTATTAATATTGTGAATGCTGCTACAGCCGCTAATCCCTGAACTATTTTGTCAACCGGCAATAACCCAAGAACTAAACACACACCAGCCATAACTGCAAAGCACAGCGATACAGCCAATAGCATTTTGCCGATTCCTTTTATCTGTTTATCAGATGCTTTATGAGTTAATGCGACCAATCCAGCAATTAATACTGCAACTCCAGCCAAGATTAATGCACCTTTTCCAATTTCAGCATAATCTACCGATTTAAGCATCTTGAGCATAACAGCCATTAATAACATAGAGGCACTTATCTT